CAGGTTCTACGTTACAATCTAGCGTTAACACATTAACGACGAACCTTGCAACGACAGGTTCGACGCTTGCGAATAATCTTGCGACAACAGGTTCTACGTTACAATCTAGCGTTAACACATTAACGACGAACCTTGCAACGACAGGTTCGACGCTTCAAACAAAAATAGATCAATCATTAATCAATACCGTCTATACCACTGGAGATCAAACGATTCTTGGTATTAAAAGTTTTGGAGATGACAAAAAAATTATACTTAACCCAACAGGATTAAATGAAGAATTCTTCTTAATAGCGGCCTCTGGTTCTTCAGTTTTTGATTTAATTGGTACAGAAAATTCTATAGATTATGAGCTTTTTGAGGGTCAAAAAAATCCTTTAATTAGCGGTTCTCCAGAACTTAACATTTTTGCACATATTATGCTTCCTAGTTTTGCGCCACTAACTACTGGAGATCCTGGAATTCCAGGTAGTATAACTTGGGATACTGGATATTTTTATATTTGTGTCGAGAACAATAGCTGGAAAAAAGTAAGTCTAAACGTTTGGTGAAAGGTGTAATATAAATTATGGCCACACAAAATGTAAAAGATTTTACACCTGTTAATTCAGTTAATTTAATAAATGACTCCCTACTGTCTGTTCAAAATGGTGAACTTGTTAGATTAAATGGTTTAAATGTTAATATAAGTGGTATTAATCAAATTACGAGTAAGAATATTAATGTTACGGGATCTTTTTCTTCTGTAAGTCGCCCATTTGTTAATGGAAGCGGCGTTTTATTACAAGGAGAACTTGATTTATCTGTTTATGCCACTGTAACAAATCTTGCGACGACAGGCTCTACATTAACGAATAATCTTGCGACGACAGGTTTGACACTTTCTACAAATATTGAAACAACTGGATCAGGTCTCCAAAGTCAAATTAATACCATAAATAGTTATGTCCCAAATTTTATAATTGCTGGGGGCAATGCTCGTGGAGCAAATATTTCAATTGGTACAAATGATAGTTATAATTTCCGTTTTAAGACTGATAATGTCGCTAGAATGACAATTCTTAGTGGTGGTCAAGTTGGTATCGGTACAACATTAGCAGAAACAGCGGATGCTAATCCATCGGGCGGACTGATTGTTAAAGAATCTATTAAAACTTTTAATCATGGGAATTCTTCGCAATGGAATTATGCTTACAATCAATTAACAGGGCTTAATCTTTCTCCAGTTACTGTAAGTATTCCCAATAATGTTACTGTGACGAATGGTAATTTTAGTAATACCGCTGGAATGACTTTTAATGAAGTGGATTGGTATGGTGGTAATGTCACAGGATGGGTTGGGCCAACAGATTCTACGTATGCAGTTTATTTTAATGGTACTTATTATAATAACTTAAATGCTGGACCAAAAGGATCTGGAGCTAACGCTCTTAGACAGCAAGTAACAACCTCTCTACCAGTTGTTTCTAATATTGCATTACGATTTGAGAATGCAAATGTTGCTGCCCTTGGAGGTTTTTTTGCTATAAATGCTGCAATATATACTACAGGATTCCAGGTTTTAGCCAGTGGCTCTTTTGCGCAGCTTGGTCAAAATGAATTAGTTGCAAATAATGTTCCATCAGGTACAAATTGTATCATTGCGTTTTGGGGCTCGCCACAAGGTGCATTAACTAATGTTAGCGTTACTCAAACTGGTATTTATAATACATTAAAGTTTAATAATGAATTACCTAATTCTAGTGGCGGTTTACCAGATAATTCATTGTGGGTAGACGGCAATGGATTTTTAAGAGTAGTATAAATTTATTATGGCGGGAATTAATTTAATTTTACAAAACAATCCTTTGGTCACTAAAATTAATTGTGGTACAAGTTCCCCTCGACTTGGTGGAACAATAAATCTTTCTGCATTTTCTAATTTACAGGAATTTATATGTAATTCTAATGATATAACCGCGATATCTGGTTATGCCAATAATAGTAATTTACAGATTTTATCATTTTTTGATAATAAAGTTACTGGTTCAATACCTAATTTAGCTAATACTAATCTATCTAGTTTAATTTGTTATTCAAACCAACTCAATGGAACTGTATCGAATTTTTCTTCTGGGATAAGTATTGTTAGTATTCATACAAATCAATTGGTTGGTTCTATACCAGTCTTAACTGGGTGCCCAAATCTAGATATTTTTCATTGCTTTCAAAATGTACTAGTTGGCTCAATACCAAATTTATCATCAAATATAAATTTGACTGATTTTAGATGTCAAGCAAATTTATTAACTGGCTCTATACCAAATTTGAGTGCATGTACAAAATTAAATACATTTGAATGTGATACCCAATATGGGAATACTAAAATTACAAGTTTTGCTGGCGGATCCGTTTCAAACACTCTTGGTTCATTCAGGGCGCATAATAACCAATTAACTTCTGCTGCGGTAAATGCAATTTTGGCAGCTTTTGTAGCGGCTGGAAGAACAAGTGCCAATGGACCCTGTATATTAAATTTAGGTGGAACTAACGCTGCACCTACAGGTCAAGGGCTCACCGATGTCAATACCCTAAGAAATAATCGTGGTTGGACAGTAACAGTAACCCCATAATAATATGATTAAAATATATTCAAACCAAGAACAGCCAGATGTAGTACCAATGGTAGAAGAAGTTATTACAAACGAAAATGAATGGTGGATGATTTATGATGCAAATACGCTGCAAATTATTATTCTACCGCAACAATGTTCTGGCAGCACTTCCAGTCCATATACAATGGCGATATCAGATACAAAAGAAGAATTAGAACAATACATTCAAGATAATGGTTTGACTCCCCCTCCCCAGATAGACTATTCTTTTAACGATAATATTGAATAACCTTTTCTGGTATTTCCAGATATTCTTTATAAGATTTTAGAATTTTAGCGGGGCAAAAGTCTTGCACTTTTTCATATTTTCTATTGTCTTCTGGCCATTTTCCAAAATTATATAAGAAAGCATATTTATATATAATTGCGTTCGCACTTTGCACATATTTTTTATGATCAAAAAGTTTATTATTTTTAATAATATTTACAGCACATTTTTCACAATCTATTTCTAATTCCATTAACGCTTCTAATTCTTTTTTATAATTTTGTGGTTTTAAAATAATTTGTGAATAACTCACATCGTAATCACAAAACTTATTCCATAATTTAGAATCATTTCTCCATTGCATAAAATGGCAGTATTCGTGAATTAATACGCCAAACCATTCGTCTTCTTGTAAATTTCCTTTTGCTACTTTAATAATTGGATTATCATGAGAATCCATATAAAAAAGTCCTGAGCATTTACTTTTACCACCACAGTAATTTCCTTTTAACAAAACAATACGACCATCAAGAGATTCGATATCTTCCTTGATGATATCGAACACCTCGGAATTAATTAAAGACGACATCAATAGTTATTTACACTAGCATTTTTATAAAATGTTGATAGAAGAGATTTTGGAATTTTTTTGTGTAAACCTATAGAATACTAGTGTATGAAATATTTTTGCTCAAAATGTGGCAAGACCACCCAATATAATTTTGAACTACCAAAATTTTGCGCTTTTTGTGGGCAATCGTTTGCTAGTAAATCATCTTCAACACCAGTAGAAGATAAAAGAAATAAATTTTTAAATGAATTAAAATTAAAGAAAAATATAAACTCTATAGAAATTGATGATGAGAGTTATGATACAATAGTTAGCAATATTGACTTTAAAAAAATTAAACCATCTTTTAAAATAGATGTTTACCAGTCTAAAGGGGAATCTTTTGGAAGTTTAATTGATAATCCGTCTGCTCCTATTGAGATAAATAATCAAAATAACATTCAAACAAAAACTAAAGAAGAAATTTTATCAGAATTTCAAAAAGAAGCTGGCTCATTAAGATCTAAATAATATGCCACGTAAGAAAAAAGGCGTTGTTAGGCCATCTTTCGAAGAATCGATAGATATTATTAATTCCGAAATTCAAAAACGCAAACATCGTTGGCATTTAACTGCCATTGCGTGGATGGATTTCGAAGATGTTTCTCAAAGATTAAGAATACATATTTACAAGAAATGGGAGAAATGGGATCCACTGCGCCCTATGAGGCCATGGCTTAATCAAGTTATTAATCACCAAATGACAAACATGTTGAGAAACCATTATTCTAATTTCTCGCGCCCATGTTTGAAATGTCCATTTAATACTGGAGAGTATGGCTGTTCTATATATGGAACCCAAAATAATTCTTGTAAAGATTATGCCAAATGGGAAAAAAGTAAAAAATCAGCATATGATGTAAAATTCCCATTAAGTATTCATAGTCCAAACCATGACAATCCCGAAACAACCTTAGAAAATGTTTTACACGATACGGAGAACATGATGGATATAGAAAATTTAATGCCACTTTTTCATGAAATCATGAAGAAAAATCTAAGTATAATTGAGTGGAAAGTTTATGACTATATGTTTTTACAGCATTTAGACGAGGCGGAAGTAGCAAAAAAAATGGGTTATAAATTAAGTTTAAAAGAAGGGCGTCCAGCGTATAGACAAATTAGTAAAATTAAATCAAAAATTTTACAAAAAGCGCGCGAAGTTGTAAGGGAGGTTTTATAATGGAAGAAATTCTTACATTAGAACAGCAAAATAGATTAAAAGAATTTTTGCAAAAAAATCCCGAAGCCACCCTTACAGAGATTACTGTTTACACTTATAGTAATGAAAATATTGATAGTCGTAGTAAAGAAGGGCGGATTTTAAAACAGTATTTATTAGATAATAATATTGAATATAAAAATCGCTCTGTATTTCAAAGAGATCGTGTGTCGTTAACAAAAGATCAAGAAGAATTTATAAAAAATAATTATAAAAATCAGCATTACTTAGATATGGCAAAAATTTTATTTAAAAATAATAATTTAACCCACCTTAGCCTTGAATCGCGCGAAGTTAACAAATACGTTAATAAAATACAAAAAGCTGATCCTACATATTTAGACATGACTACTTATGTTCCAAAAGAGTCGGAAACTTCTGCCCCAAGTCCTATTAGCGAATATTTTCCACCACGCCGCATGGATCAAACATTATATCGAATTAATAAATATCTTAATTTAGGATGGGAAGAAAAAAAATTAAAAGCCGTTCAAATTAAACAGGTAGAAATGTTGCAAAGATATTTGAATACTTTTAGTTTTTGTTATCAAATTAATACTTATCGTCGTGACGATGACCGTAAATTATTTGAGGATGCTTTTATTCGTTATACATATGATAAAGAAGATCTTACACAAGAAGAATTAGATCAATTTATTACCTTGTGCACAGAAGTTGTTACGGCTTCTACAATTTTACAACAAGTTGAAGATTTACGTCAATTATTACGTCAAGCCTCTGAAGAGGACGAGGGACGCAATATTAAAATGAGCCTTAATGAGGCAATTAGTAGCTTACAAACTGAATACAACCAATGTCGTAATAGACAAAATAAATTATATAAATCACTTGTTGATGATCGATCCAAAAAAATACAGGAGCGTAAGCAAGAAAACGCTAGTATTCTTAATTTAGTACAGGCGTGGAAAGACGAGGAGCGACGTAAAAGTATTATTCATTTAGCCGAAGCTCAAAAACAAAATTTAGAAGATGAAGCTAAACGCTTGTCATCTATGGACGAACTAAAGGCCATAATTCGTGGAATTGATATTGATGAAATGGTTCATAGTTAATATAATATATTATGGATAAGAATAAAATATACTTAAAATGTAAAGTTTGTGGTGAAGAATTTAATTATTTTGCTGAGCTACAAAAACATTTAAGACATTATCATAAGCTTTCCTGTAAAACTTATTTTGAAACTTATTGGAAGCGCATTGACCGTTTTAATGGTACAAAATTAGAATATAAATCATTTGACCAATATATTACCTGTGATTTTGTCGATAAGAAAAACTATAAAAACTGGTTAAAGACTCTTTCTAAAGAAGAGTGTTCAGATTATTTTAAAAGTAAGCTGGGGCAATATTGTGACTTAAAAAGTATTGATGTAGCCCCAGGTCAAGTTGAATGTCAAAGTATTAATTGTTTATTACCGGTTAGTACGATGGAGTCATTTTCTGGAATGCCTTACAAGGATTTGTACCAAAAACACGGATTGCATTCCAGGTTTAATTATCAAATTCCAGAAGAGATCCCATTTACGCCTATCCCACAAATTATTGTAGATAGTCGAGAACAAAAGACATTTCATTTCGAGGGTCATACTTTAATAGAATCTAAATTAGAGTATGGAGATTATTCCCTACACCCCAATAATAAATTAGCAATTGAGCGTAAAAGTTTGGGTGATTTATATGGAACTTTAAGTGGCGGTCGTGAAAGATTTGAGCGCGAAATTCAAAAAGCTAAAAAATTAGAAGGATATATTGTAGTGGTTGTTGAATCAACTCTTAATAATATGATGTATCAAAAACAAAAATTTGGCAAAGCTTCCGGTGAATTTATTGCTCATAATATGAGAAAATTATTACGTCAATATGATAATTTACAATTTGTTTTTTGTGATGGGCGTGAAGAAGCGAGAAATAAAACACTACATATTTTAGGTATGAATGAAGAGGCCTGTAAAATAGATTTACAATATTACTTTGATACAAAATGGCACTCATCGTAGGAAATCAAAAAAAATCTAAGCCATTAGCTAACGTTAATAAAGAGTTACTTAATTTAAAGGGCGATTTAACTGACGAAGAAGCACGGGTTAGTCTTGCTAAATTTCTAAGATATAATCTTGGTTTTACTACGGAATTATCAATGGGCTTGACATTAGAAGCCTATCAAGAATTAACGTTAAATTCTTTTTTTAATAGAAACTATTGCATGTTAGTATGGGGTCGTGGTGGTGCTAAAAGTTTTTGCGCTGCAATCTATTGTATTCTCAAATGCATGCTAGAACCTGGAACTAAAATACTTATTGCATCTATTAACTTTCGTACTAGCCGCCGTGTTTTTAATGAAATTGAAAAATTTTTAATGTCTCCAGGCGCGGCCCTAGCCCGACAATGTTTTGGTTTAAAAAGTAAGCGAAATGACCAATACGAATGGCAAATTAATGGCGGTAGTATTACAGCTATCCCACTAACTGGAGAAAAAATTCGTGGTATCCGTGCTAACGTACTTATATTGGACGAGTTTTTGCTTTTACCCCCAGATATTATTGACAATGTTCTTATTCCATTCTTGAGTTCGCCAAGAGATGTAGGCGAACGTATTCGTATTAGAAAATTAGAAGAAGAATTAATAAAAAAGGGCTTATTACATCCAGAAAATAGGCACATCTTTGAGAACACATCTCAAATGTTATGTTTAAGTTCTGCAAGTTATACCTTTGAGCATTTATTTCGCGTTTATCAACAATGGTCGCATTTGGTAGAACATCCAGACGAACAAGAGTCTAAAGAGGGCGAGCTTCCTGGGACATATTTTATTTCCCAATTAAGTTATGAAGCCTTGCCTCAACACATGGTAGATCAAGGCGCGATTCAAGTTGCTAAAAGTGGTGGGAGTTCACATCATTCGTTTTTACGTGAATATTGCGCCCGTTTCATTGATGGTGGGGATAGTTATTTCTCACCTAAAAAAATGCATGACTGTACGATTCCAGATGGAGAATACCCAACCACTAAAGTAATTGGAGATAGTGATAAAAAATATATTATATCTATTGACCCAAATTTTTCTTCTTCAAAAGGTGCTGACTATTTTGCTATGAGCGTTATTGAGATTGATGAAGAGAAGAAGCAGGGCATTTTAGTGCATGGTTATCAAGCGGCTGGCTCATCTTTACAAGATCATATAAAATATTTTTATTATTTATATAAAAACTTCAATATTGCCTTAATCGTAATTGACCATGCTGGTGCGGATACTTTTATTGACGCGGTTAATAACTCTCAATTTTTTAAAGACATGAATCGTAAAATTGGTTTTGTGGATTTTGACTCTGATAAAGAAAATGAAGATTATACTAAAATGTTAAAAGACTGCGCTCGTCAATATAATAAAGATTTTGGTAATATATGTATTAAACAATATTTTACTAGTTTTTTCTTGGGTCGCGCAAATTCTTATTTACAAACCTGCATTGATCATAAAAAAATATGGTTTGCCTCGCGCGCGAGTAACCACCCCGATATCTTAGAAAATATTTTTACAATGAACCTTCCTATGGAATATATTTACCCAAGAGGAATTGGAGATAAAGCTGATAATGAATTTGAGACTAAAAAATTAACTGTTAGAGAATTTATAGAACAACAAGATTTTATTGTACAGGATACTAAAGATCAGTGCGCCAATGTTGAAGTAACCACAACATCTAGGGGCACTCAGAGTTTCGATCTGCCATCTCATTTGAAAAAATCTACAAGTATAAACAGGGCTAGAAAAGATAATTATACAACTCTAATGCTTGGCAATTGGGGTGTTAAAGCTTATTTTGATATAATGGCTCCAGAGAACTTTGCGAAAAAGAATACAACTTTTGTCGCAGAATTAATCTAATAAAATATCAGATTTTAGTGTAATAGACTATTATAATAAGTTATGGCGCGTGATACTAATAAAAATATTAAGTTCCCAGAACCACAGGTAATTGAAGGATCTATAAAATCAAAAGATACTATAGAAGTCAAAGCTAGTCGTGGGGAAGTGAATTCTTCCGTAAGAAGAAATAGGTCATCCACAATCTCTAGAACTGATAAATATGCAAATATTGAGGGTGGAGTAATTCCTTTTATTTATGGTGGTGGTTATGGTAAATATACCTCAAATATTAGTATAAAAGATACTATTATTTTGTGTCAAAAAGCTTATTATAATTTTTCTATTTTTAGAAATACTATTGATTTAATGACCGAGTTTAGTTGCTCGCCTATTTATTTTACTGGTGGCAATGAACAATCCCGTAAATTTTTCCAAGCATGGGGGGATCGTGTTAATTTATGGAAATTACAAGATATGTTTTTCCGCGAATTTTTCCGTAGTGGAAATGTATTTTTATATAAATTAAACGCACAGTTTACTAAACAGGACATGCGCGTTCTTACTGATTTAATTACAACAGAAGCTCGCACGGGAGAAATTCCGGTTAGATATATTATTTTAAATCCTGCTGATATCCAAGCTATTGGATCAGCTTCATTTATTACTCCTCAATATATTAAAGTTTTAAACGATTTTGAAATGCAAGTTTTAACGAATCCAGATAACGAGCAAGACAGGGAACTCGCTCAAAGAGTTAAGAATGTAAGAGATTTAAAAACTACTAGTAATATTACCCAATCAAATCAATACATGATATTTGAATTAGATCCAGAAAGATTTATTCCAGTATTTTATAAAAAACAAGATTATGAACCATTTAGCGTCCCGATGGGTTTCCCAGTTCTCGAAGATATTAACTGGAAGCAAGAACTTAAAAACATGGATATGGCAATCAGTCGTACAATACAGCAAGCAGTCTTATTGGTTACAATGGGAAATGATGAAGTCGGCATGCCAACTAAAGAACAAATCGGAACGTTAAGAAAAATTTTCGAAAATGAAAGCGTGGGCCGTATTCTAGTAACTGACTATACAACCAATATTAAATTTATTATTCCAGAAATCAGTAATATTCTTGATCCTAAAAAATATGAAGTTGTTGATCGTGATATTCGTTATGGTTTAAATAACGTTCTTTTTGGCGAAGAAAAATATGCCAATACTAATACTAAAATAGAAGTATTCTTATCAAGATTAAAGCATGCGCGCGAAACATTTATGAATGAGTTCATTTTACCAGAAATGAAAAAAATTGGTAAAAATCTTGGTTTTAAAAATTTGCCAGTCGCACGTTTTAAAGACGCTGACTTTAAGAGTGACGCAAATTTAACGCGCGTTTATTCAAGACTTATAGAATTAGGCGTTCTTACTCCAGAAGAGGGAATTACGGCTATAGATACTGGAAGATTACCCCTACCCGAAGAAAGTGTTGAATCTCAACAAGAATTTCGAAAATTTCAAGAAGACGGTTTATACCAACCACTTTTAAATAAACCTCAACAACAACAAACTGGTCGCCCCGCTGGAACCGGAACCCCCCAAACAACAAAAGCGCCTAGAACAGCGCCAACTGTTCAAGCATCGGAAGTAAAACCTAAAATTAATGCTGATCTTGTTGCAAAAAATTTGGTTAAATTTGACAATTTAGTTGAATCCGTGGAAACAACTTTAAAAGAAAAGTATAATCGTAAAAGATTAACAAAGGAACAAAAAGAAATTATTCAAACAATTGCGGAAACAATTGCAACAAATGAATCTCCAAAAGATTGGAGTAATAAAATTAATGATTATATTAATAAACCAGTGCAAATAAATGTAAATATGGAAAAAATTAATGAAATTGCCGCTGAATATGGTTTAGATTATAAAACAGCAATTTTATTATATCATAGTAAATTAGAGTAATATGAGTAAAAGTTTAATTAGAAAAAATCAATTACATCCAGATATTTCTGATTTAGTTAGAGATTATGGTAGTAATTTTTTTGTTGATTCTAATAATTTAGAGGTTACAGGATCAACCTTGCAAAATCAAATTAATAATTTGGGTAATACCTATGTAACAAGGGTTAGTGGAGAATTTAATAACCGTCCGACTGTTAATGGCACGGGTATTCTTTTAAGCGGCGAAGCCGCGCAAGTAGATTTAAGTTCGACAGTTCGGACAACCGGCAATCAAACAATTAGTGGAGTTAAAAATTTCGCGTCTCGCCCAACTGTTAATGGAACAGTGGTTTTTTTAAGCGGCGATTCTTTTGTCGCGCCTAATTTTAATAGCGCGCCAGCAAATCCAGTAATGGGTCAAATTTATTTTGATACAAATAGCAATAATTTCTCCGGTTACAATGGTACAAATTGGACAAGATTAAATAATTAATGAATTGGAAATTTAATTTTATCTAATAGGTTAATTTATTATAAAGGAATAAGGAATTTATGGAAACTTGGGACATAGGAATACAAATTACCGCGCCAAATCAAACATTTGGGGTTACTTTAATAGGCGCGTCTCCTAATAATATTACTATTGACTGGGGGGATGGTTCCGCACCCCAAACTTTTACTGATACCGGATTTAAAGTAAAATCGTACGGATTACCTGGAAATTATATCGTAAAGATATTTGGTACTTTTTTTAGACCTGGAAATCCCACTCCTGATGAAATATATGGTAATATAAGATTGGGAACTACAGATGCTGAAAGATCACGAGTTATATCAACTTCTGTAATTCCTACAATAACAGGATTACGTGATTTTAATGCTACATTTGCAAATTGTACTTCTTTAACTACCATACCTTCTGGACTTTTTAGTAAAAATACCGGGGTTGCAAGTTTTGGGCGTTCTATTTATACTAGTAGAAATCCAGCTATACCTTCTACCAGCGGTCCTGAAAGAGATAGCTCTAGCGGTTGTTTTGAAGGTTGTTCATCACTAACTTCTATACCGTCTGGGCTTTTTAATAACAATACTGTTACGAACAGTTTTTATCGATGTTTTGCGGGCACTCCTATTACCTCTATACCGTCTGGGCTTTTTAATAATAATTCCATTGTTCAAGATTTTGGTGGATGCTTTACAAAAACTCCTATTACCTCTATACCGTCTGGGCTTTTTAATAATAATACAACCGTTAGGAGTTTT